CTTTGACACAAACTACGATTATCATCCACACTATTATCAGTGGGATGCATCAGCAGATACTTTCACCAAAAACAGTGATATAACAATTACAGGTGACACGAGTTCTACTCATTTTGCTTCAATAGCTGGTGCAGGTGGAGATAACTCAGGACACAGAGTCGTAATCTATAATGATACCATTGTATCTGGTGGAACTCGTTATCTTACTCTCTATGCGTTATCTGGTCAACAAACGATACACGATGCGACAGCAACTGCTAGGACATTTGTAACATATAGTTGCGGTGCATCTGATCCAAAATCTCTTACGCATCATAGTACAGTTACAATTCCAGCAACTCCAATGAATATATGTTATATGAAAGATGATAAAACTATAATCGGTGTTATCACTAAAGGAGCTCTTTATTTCTATACTTGGGATAATACAAACGGTTGGGAATTGACTCAGACTGTTACAGGAAGATTCCAAGCTATTGGCAGAGATAGAACTGATAGAATCTGGGCAGTTGAGCAATCGACGAGCGGAGCGTATATGGATGCTCACGTTTTGTCACTTGACGTTCCTGTTAAAGTTACAGTTACACCTGCTTCTAATTCATACAATTACACAGGATCTACAATCAATAGTTCTGTTAGCGTGAGTGCTTTCAATATCTCGAATGAGAGAGTTGCCAAAGACATTAAATTAACTATTGATGGTTCGAGTATGCAGTTTGATTCTGATGGTAGTGGTAATGCTAATACTGATTCAGCAACAGTAACTACTCTCACTAACGGTGACATAACTAAAAACATAAAAATTGTGAGTTCAGGTCTATCAGAGATTATCGCAAATATAGAACTGTAAGGGGATGTCATGTCGCGAGCAACTATTCGGGTTGATGATGGTTCTCCTAAGAGAACGATTCCTGCAGGAATAACCATAATTCCTTCCAATGCTGGTGACGGTTCAAACCCACCTCTTTATCCTCCATCTGTTACAGTTACAAAACAGTATGGTAATATGTCAAATAATGTGTTAAACAATGGCGTTAACACACAGACTGTCAGTGCATTTGTAGATGCAAATAGTCCGATTCATCACCTTGATATTGAAGGCATGAGTTCATCTGCCACTTCTTGTACAGATAGAATCATAAATAGTGGTGCAGCAACATGGAGTTCATCTGCAGGTTCTGCTCTTGCTAAAGGAACATATTTTGGTAAAGATTGTATCAATATTGATGCATGTAACCAAATATCCGTTTCTAATTCTATGGGCAATCTTCCTCAATACTATACTATGTTTGCAGTTTGGTATCCGCGAGTAACAGATAGTGGATGGAGAACATGGTGGCGTGGTTCTAATGATCATCTACCTATGGTTAACAATGGGTCAAAAGCTTTAGGTGTTTATTCTAACAGAAGTGGTAATACCTTTTACAGCACTGGTTATAATATTTCTATTGATTGGCAAACTGTGATCGTAACTGGTGCTGGTGCAAGTTCAACAGATGCAAATGGAACATCCACATTTTATATTAACGGGACAAGTGTTGGAACTGTAGGAAGAACAAAGTGTGGTACAACTGGTGATTCATTTGGTTGGTCTGGTCAAGCACCAGGATATTTTATGGAAATTGGAATACTAGGAAAACTCTTAAATTCCACAGAAATTGCAGATCTTCATAGTAGACTTAATTCACGAATGGGAGGTGCTGCAGCAGGTGCGTCTTGGAATGATGAGGTATCACAATCTTCAGTTGGTGATGGCACTGATCCGCAAACGATAATACAGGGATTCGATAAGACAGTTGTTCCTGTAACCAAAAATCCTAGACAGCAAACGATACTTCCAAACAGTGTTCGTGCTAGAATCGATATAACCGGAAAGGTAAACACCAGACTACAAGATACTGCTGCTGTACAACTTGCTGCATCTGGCGGCGGAGGAGGCGGAGGCGGCGGAGGCGGAGGCGGTGGATCCGATTCTGCAGTCGCATCAGCAATCAAACAGATTTGGTATTAGGTTTACTTTTCTTCTGTTTTATGATATAATATATAATATTTGATGGAGTTTTTATTATGATAGATTTGAAAAACATACTTGAAATGTGGAAAGAAGATTGTAACATCAATCAAAATGATTTAGCATCTTCTTCACGAAACGCACCCATACTACACGCTAAATATCTAGAACTATTATCCACATACAAATTGAAACTAAAACGAGTAGAGTTTCAGCAAAAAACTTTGCTAAGAGACAAGTGGTTATGGTACAATGGTAAAATGTCTCATGAAGAGATTGTGGAGAAAGGGTGGGATCCAGACCCCTTCAACGGTCTTAAAATATTGAAAGGTGAAATGGATTATTATTATGATAGTGATCCAGAGATCCAAAAGTCGGAAGAGCAAATACAGTACTTAAAAACAACTATAGATAGTCTTACAGAAATAATAAACAATATAAATTGGCGTCATCAAACGATATCAAATATAATCAAATGGAAACAATTCGAGTCAGGAAATTAAACCACGCCAACCTACACGTGGATTGCGAATCTGGTACTGCCCATGAACTAAATGAGTTTTTCTCATTTTTCGTTCCTGGGTATAAATTTATGCCAGCGTTTCGTAATCGTTTATGGGATGGTAAGATTCGCCTCTACAATATGATGAGCGGCGAACTTCCTGCTGGTTTGTATCCCCACCTACTAAAATTCGCTGAGCAACGTGAATATGATATAGAGTGCATTGATTCGAAATATGGACTTCCGGAAAATTATAATAAAATTAATGTAAAAGAAATTTATGAATTTGTTAAGACATTAGATCTTCCCTTTGAGATAAGAGATTATCAGTTCGATGCAGTGACTACTGGTATACACAGAAAACGTGGAATTTTATTATCTCCAACAGGATCGGGTAAATCTCTGATCATTTATGTGTTGGCGATGTATTGGTTGACAAGACTAACTACGGGAGTAAAATATCCGCAAGGTGGTCGAGTCTTAGTTATTGTACCAACCACTTCTCTTGTCGAACAAATGTACAATGACTTTAAAGAATATGGTTGCCCTGAGGGTGCGATGCACAGGATTTACTCAGGTAAAGATAAAACGTTTGAATCGGCAATATGTATTAGTACATGGCAATCTATATACAAATTACCACGCGATTGGTTTTCGCAATTTGGTATGGTAATTGGCGATGAGTGTCATGGATTTAAATCTAAATCGTTAATGTCAATTATGAACAAAGCATCCGAAGCAGAATATCGTTTTGGAACTACAGGCACATTAGATGGAGCTCAAACTCATGAACTCGTACTCCAAGGTTTATTCGGTAAAATATATCGCGTCACCACAACAAAATCCTTACAAGATAACGATACTCTCGCCCAGCTCGAAATTAAACGAATTGTACTTAACTACGCAAAAGAGGTACGTTCGGAGTTTGGTAAGAGAACATATCAGGATGAGATCGAGTACATTATATCCAATGAACAAAGGAATAAATTCATTCGTAATCTTACACTCGACTTACAAGGAAACACCCTTGTCTTATATCAAAGAGTCGAAGACCACGGAAAAATATTGTACAACCTTATTAAAGAAAAGTCTGCAGAAGATAGGAAAATATTTTTTGTTTCTGGTGGAACGGATACCACCGACCGCGAAGCAATACGAGGAATTGTGGAAAAAATGCAAAACGCAATCGTTGTGGCTTCATTAGGAACGTTTTCGACAGGGATAAATATAAGGAACTTACATAATATCGTGTTTGCTTCGCCCAGCAAATCACAGATACGTGTGTTGCAAAGTATTGGTAGAGGATTGAGAAAATCAGACGATGAAAAAGCAACAGTATTGTACGATATATCAGATGACCTAAGTATAGGAGAGAGAAAGAATTATTCGTTGCTCCATTCATTCGAAAGATTGAAGATATATAAGAAAGAAGAGTTCGATGTTAAAACTTTCAAAGTGGACATTTAATTATGCATAAACAATTTAAACTCACAAACCAAGAAGAAATTGTGTGTGAGGTTATAGACCAAGATGACGGTGATGGTCGCGCTCCTGATGTAATTATACGCAATGTTCTTAAAATCATTGTTGTAGAAAATTGGGAAGATAATATTAGGTATTATACATTTAAACCATGGATGTCCTTTGTAGATGATACTGATGAATTGATGTCACTTAATTCTGTACATATCGTTGGCGAGTGCACTCCTTCGTCTCAAGTTATGAGACATTACAACAATGCTCTAGAAGAAGTTGAGCGATATAACAAAATTAAACGGACAGGATTAGATTTAGAGAGTCTCCATAAAGAAGCGGCAGAACTGTCCGAAGAAGAGATGGAAGCATTTCTCGATTCAAAATATGCCGAGATCGAAAGACAACTTGAACAGGCGGAAATAAAAGTTGTTTCAGGCATGGATGAAGATGACTCCTCAGATATATCGAATGTTTTACTTTTTAAGCCGAAAGGAACTGTACACTGAGTATCCCCTCCTCTCAGGCGATCAATCTTATTATATCATACAAAGTGGCATTTGTAAAGAAAAAAATTTTAATATAAAAGCAAAATATATTCATTTACAATTATGAGTGGATATAGTATAATTATTGTAATTTGTGAAAAGGTATTTCATTATGGCGAGAACTAAACGAGCGAGCATTCATTATGTTAACAATGCAGAATTTTCCACTGCTGTTGTAGAATATGTATATAAAGTTCGCGAGGCAAAAAAGAACGAAGAACAACTCCCAATAGTTCCAGATTATATCGCATCCTGTTTTTTAAGGATTGCTGAAGGTTTATCACACAGAGCAAACTTCATTCGCTACACATATCGTGAAGAGATGGTTATGGATGCGGTAGAAAACTGTTTGAAAGCAATCGAAAATTATAACATCGAAGCAGCGACTAGAACTGGCAAACCGAATGCCTTTGCATATTTTACGCAAATCACATGGTATGCTTTTCTTCGAAGGATTGCTAAGGAAAAGAAGCAACAGGATATTAAATTAAAATATCTCTCTAAGTCCGGAATAGAAGCATTTATCGATAATGATCTTGGAGATGATATGTCTCAGCAAGTCGCTGGAGCATTTATCGATACACTTCGAGATCGTATTGAAAAAGTAAGACATGTGGATGTAGAAATCAAAGAGTTTGCACGAGAAGAAAAGAAACGACGGAAGCGCAGTGTAGACTCAGATTTATCGGAGTTTTTATAATGAAAAAAATAGTTGAATTCTTTCGTGGAAAAGATGATATTGAATTATTTACTGTAGGTAGTCTGCTAGCAACTATTGCTGCATTCTATGTCTACTGTTTTTGGAGTCTATTAACTTGAAGGTAGCAGTATTAAATGACACACATTGCGGCATACGTAACTCTTCCGAGATCTTTCTCGAAAATGCAAGACAGTTTTACTCAGAAATCTTTTTTCCTTATTGTAAAGAAAATGGGATCGAGCAAATCTTACACCTCGGGGATTATTACGACCACAGGAAGTTCGTAAATTTCAAAGCATTAAATCATAACAGGAAACACTTCCTAGACCCCATGAGAAAAATGGGCATGAAGATGGATATTATTCCTGGCAATCATGATACTTATTTTAAAAACACGAATGACCTAAACTCACTGAAAGAATGTTTGGGGCATTACATGAATGAGGTGCATATTGTTATGGATCCCAAGGTTATGGAGTATGGTTCGCTAAAAATTGCTCTGCTCCCTTGGATTAATCCCGAGAACTATGAATCGTCTATGAAATTTATTAGAGATTGTAAAGCGGATTGGTTGGGTGGTCATCTAGAACTAAACGGTTTTGAGATGCTACGAGGCGTGAAAAATACACACGGATTAGATAAGAGCATATTCTCTAAGTTCGAAACCGTATTGTCTGGACACTTCCATGTATCTTCGCAACAAGATAACATACATTATCTTGGAAGTCAGATGGAGTTCTTCTGGTCTGACGCTCATGATCCTAAGTATTTTCATGTCATCGATACCGAGACTAGGGAGATAACGAAGATAAGAAATAATTTCACTTTGTTTGAAAAAATACTTTACAATGATGACAAAATGAGTTATAATGATTATGATGTTTCAAAGTTAAGGAACAAGTTTGTTAAGATTGTTGTTATCAATAAGAATGATTTATTTTCATTTGATAGGTTCGTCGATAGAGTTCAGTCTGAAAAAATACACGATCTAAAGATTGCGGAAAACTTTCAGGAGTTTATGGGTGATAATATTGATGATGAAAAAGTTGCATTCGAAGATACGCAAGAAATCGTGGATTCCTATATCGAAGCTGTGGAAACAGATTTAGATAAGGATAAAATAAAAGTCAAAGTTCGCGAACTTATGACAGAAGCACAGGCACTTGAATTTGTATGATCATATTTAAGAATATTCGTTATAAAAACTTTCTATCGTCTGGAAACAAATTTACTGAAGTAAACTTAATAGAGCATAAATCTACACTCGTTGTGGGTCATAATGGTGCAGGTAAATCCACCATGCTTGATGCTTTATCGTTTGGTTTGTTTGGCAAAGCGCATAGAAATATTACTAAGAATCAACTTGTCAACTCTATCAATAATAAAGCATGCCTTGTAGAAGTAGAGTTTTCAATCGGTAAAAATAATTTTAAAGTCATTCGTGGTATTAAACCAGGAGTCTTTGAAATATGGAAAAATGATAATCTAATCAATCAATCTTCCCATGCTAAAGAATATCAAAAAATATTAGAACAAAATATTTTAAAGTTAAATCACAAATCTTTTCATCAGATCGTAGTTCTAGGAAGTTCTTCTTTTATACCGTTCATGCAATTACCAGCATGGCAAAGGCGAGAGGTTATCGAAGATCTGCTTGATATCAATGTGTTTACTAAGATGAATCATATTATCAAGGAAAGACAAACTACAATCAAAGATAAGATTAAGGATATAAACTACAACATCGATATATCAAAAAATAAAATTGAATCACAAGAAAAATACATTAGAGATATTACAGCGATAACAGAGGAAAATAAAAAAGATTATGAATCTAGGATACAAGCATCGCAGGATCTCATCGATCAATTACAGAATGAGAATAGTGAGCTTAGCATCGGACTCGATGAATCTGTATCAGAAGCCGAACAAGGGTTGCAACTGTTACAGGATCGGAAGCAGAACTTACTCCTCCGAGGTCAAGATAGGCAATCGACTATCCGCGACCTCGAGAAGCGGATCTCCTTTTTCAATGAGAATGAGGCGTGTCCCGTGTGTGACCAAACCATTTCAGACGGCCATAAACATGAGATTCTCGCCTCTACTGAAGGGGAAAGAAATCGGCGGAAGTCAGAGATTAAGCAAATCGGACAAGAAGGCCAAAGAGTGGAATCGGAGATTGAACAACAGACTAGCATACTTTCAACGCTTCGAGATAGGGTACATAAACTCACTGCCAACTCGAAAGAGATTTCGAAAATCAACGCAACCATATCTGATTACCAAAACCATATAGATAAGGAAGTGTCGGCGGATTTAACTGAAGCAAAAAAAGAACTTGACACGCTTCAGGATACTAAAAATAATATGATAGAAGAAAAGATGAAAGTCTCTGAGGAGTTCAGTTATAATTCTGCTATCGTAGAAATGTTAAAAGATACAGGTATTAAAACAAAAATCATAAAACAATATATACCTGTTATCAATAAACTTGTAAACCAATATCTGCAGATTTTAGATTTTTTCGTTCATTTTAACTTGGACGAAACATTTAAAGAGATGATACGGTCGCGTCATCGTGATGAGTTTAGTTACGATTCTTTCAGTGAAGGTGAGAAGCAGCGTATCGATTTATCTTTGCTATTTACTTGGCGGCAGATTGCAAAGATGAAGAACAGCGTTTCTACTAACCTGTTAATTCTTGATGAAACGTTCGACTCGAGTCTAGATCATGACGGTGTAGAAAACTTGTTGAAGATCCTGTATACATTGGGTGAGGACACTAATGTATTCGTGATATCGCATAAGGGTGAAGTCTTGGATGGGAAGTTCAATAACAAAATAGAATTTGTTAAAGAACGAAATTTTTCTCAGATAAAATGATTTACTTTTGTGTGGAAATATAGTATAATTATGTTCTCAATAAAAATGGAAGGTTAGATTATGGAACTATCTGAAAATACACTTGAAGTGTTAAAAAACTATTCGAGTATCAATCAGAACGTTATGATTAAGCAAGGTAATACGATTCGCACTATTACCGAAGCACGCAACGTTTTGTCAACTGCAGTTGTAGATGTCGAGTTTCCAAAAGACTTCGGTATCTATGATTTAAATGAATTTATCGGCGCATTGAGTTTGGTTGATAAACCAACTCTCACTTTCGCGGATGAATATGTCACTATCAGCGATTCTACTGGACGCTCGAGCATTAAGTATTTCTTCTCACCAGAAGAAACTCTTACAACTCCCAGTAAGGATATCAACATGCCAGAGGGTGAAGTTAAATTTATTCTAGATAATGATACACTAAATAAAATTCGTAGAGCAGCATCAACTCTCGGACATGACGAAGTATCTATCTCGAATAATAATGGCGCGTTGAGTATGTCTGTTGTTGACTCTCAAAACTCTACATCAAATAAGTTTTCCATTGATATCGATGGTGACTTTGATCAGAGTGTTAACTTTAATTTTATTGTCAACATTGCTAACGTAAAAGTTATCCCTGGCGACTATGAAGTTGAACTATCTTCTAAACTGATTAGTCGGTTTAGCAATAAAGAACTTAATTTGAAATATTGGATTGCACTTGAAAAATCCTCTTCGTACGGAGTATAATAAAAATGTCTGAACCAGATAAGTATGATCACTTGATGACGATCTCAAACCAAGTTGGTCGTTCCACTGTTGCTGTCGTTGATGCGATGACACAGCGTGGTGCGTTCAAAGGTGAAGAACTTTCAACTATCGGTAAACTGCGCGATGATGCAGTTCAAATTATTCAGTTGGTTGAAACTTTGCAACAAGAAAAAGCAATGGAAGTCGACGAAGAATAACCTTTACATAAACTATGAAATGTGATATAATTATTTTTTGTTATGGAGTTTATGTAAATGTCAAACGACTTTCTTTGGGTCGAGAAGTATCGTCCCCGCAACATTGCTGACACTATCCTACCGCAAGGTCTAAAGGATACCTTCCAAAAGATAGCAGATACTGGTGAATTGCCTAATATGCTTTTCACTGGTACTGCTGGTCTTGGGAAAACCACAGTCGCCAGAGCACTTTGTAATACTCTGGATATCGACTATATTATTAT